ATAGAAAGGTTGTGCCTTTTGTAAAACCAGATTACTTTAATGAAATCCATGAAAAAGTAATTTATGAAGAAGTGTGGAATTTTGCAAGCAACTATGAGTTAGTACCTACTAAAGAAGTATTAACAATTAACTTAGAATCAAGGAAAGATTTAAATGAGGAAGTATATCAAAACGCAGTTAAAACGATTCAAGAATTTACTACTGAATCAGTCGAACACCAGTGGTTGCTTGACACCACAGAAAAGTGGTGTAAAAACAGAGCCATCTATCTCGCACTTTTGGAGTCTATCAAAATCGCAGATGGCGGCAATCAGAAAGTATCAGCTGATGCGATTCCAAGCATTCTCCAAGATGCCCTAGCAGTATCTTTTGACGAGCATGTAGGTCATGACTATGTTGGTAATGTAGAAGAAAGATATGATTTTTATCATCTCAAAGAAGATAAGATTGCTTTTGACCTAGATAAATTTAATTCAATTACAAAAGGTGGACTTCCAAATAAAACATTGAATGTTGCTCTTGCTGGCACTGGGGTGGGTAAATCTCTATTCATGTGTCACTGTGCTGCTAATTGTTTGCAGCAAGGTAAGAATGTTTTATACATTACACTAGAGATGGCAGAAGAAAAGATTGCTGAAAGAATTGACGCTAATCTTTTAAATGTAAATATTAAAGATATTGGAGGATTGCCAGAGATGATCTTTACTTCTCGCATTCAAGAGATTGGAAGAAAAACTCAGGGTCGCCTAATCATCAAAGAATATCCTACAGCATCAGCACACGTTGGTCATTTCAAATCTCTTCTCAATGAACTCCAACTCAAAAAGACTTTTAAACCTGATATCATTTTTATCGATTACCTTAACATCTGTGCTAGTGCAAGATATAAAGGAGCGATTGTAAACTCCTATACCTATGTCAAAGCAATCGCAGAAGAACTTAGAGGATTGGCAGTTGAGCACAATGTTCCGCTGGTATCTGCTACCCAAACTACAAGGTCTGGGTTTGGTAATAGTGATGTCGATCTCACTGATACCAGTGAGTCCTTTGGTTTGCCAGCTACTGCTGACTTTATGTTTGCTCTCATCTCTACAGAGGACTTGGAAAAGGATGGTCACATCCTTGTCAAACAACTTAAAAACAGATACAACGACCCCACATTTAACAAGAGATTTTTGATTGGGGTTGACAGAGCGAAGATGAAACTGTATAATGTAGAAGTAGCAGATTCTTCAATCATCATGATCGATGAGGAAGAGTATGAATATGAAGATTCTAAACCAAAAAACAAAACCAACAAGTTTACCGAATTTATTGTATGACACGACAGATTGATTTTAATAAGTATGAGCACTTTGTAGATGCTGTAACTTCAAAAGCATCCAAAGATTTCGTCAACTTCGCAGAGCGTATTGGTGAGCTTGACCGTGAAGGTGCAAACATTGAGCGTCTACTGACTGCTGGTGTTGGCATCAACGCTGAGGGTGGTGAGTTTTTGGAGATTATTAAGAAGATGATTTTCCAAGGTAAACCCTGGAATAAAGATAATCGGGAGCATCTTATCATTGAGCTAGGTGACATCATGTGGTATGTCGCACAAGCAACACAAGCACTGGAGATTTCTATTGATGAAGTCATCGCCCGCAATGTCAAGAAACTTGAGCGGCGATACCCCGAGGGCACCTTTGACCCGTACTTCTCTGAAAACCGTGCCGCAGACGACCGATAATGATAAACCTCCCGCTAAATACTAACAGGGAGGTTTTTTCATATGGCAAAGCAATTAGATTTATCTGGGTTTGGGGATCAATTTAAAAAAGCAATTCGTGATGTCATGGATTCCCTTGGGGATGAAAATTTTTCTTTTTATGAATTTGATGTAACAAAAATTGCTGACCCAACTGGCAGATCAAAAATTTTCTTTGCTCTTAAAGTAATTGTTCCTAGAGCAAAGAGAACAAAAGCAGCATTTATGATTGCTCAAAATGTTGCTAGTAAGGGATATACTGCAGTTGATACTAAAGGAACTGGTAATCAATTAGACATTGATGTTAGTGGTAAAACTTTAAGAATTGATATTAAACCTCAAGGTGGTGGATCTGGCGGCGGTGCTGCCGAAACTGCGAGGAATGAAGCGGCACAATGTCTTTATGCTGCTCTTGCTTTTAATGTATATAGGGGAGTAATAGATGAAGATATTCCTATTGCATTAAGTGATTTTGAAAAAGCATCAAAAATAATTGATGTTGATGTGCCATTTGAGCAACTCCTCCCAGAAGAATTGTCTAAAGAATGGCAGATATCTTCTATTAGAGGAGCAAATAAATTATGGCAAACATTTCACAATACTGGCAAGAGTTATATTTTTTGTAGGGGTGGTGGTCCCGACGATAAACAAATTAAAAAAGCATATCAAAGAGCCAGAAGAAGTATGCTGAAAGATCCTAATGTTAAGGTAGTATTTTCTTCCGAAGACAAATGGAATCCTGCTGATATTTGGATGGTATCAACTACTTTCGATCCTAGTGAATTAGATCAATATAAGACAGTTGATACTATAAATGAATTCATAAAAGAGAAATATGAAGAGAGGGAATTAATTGGTGTTTCTTTGAAAAAAATGAAAGGGGCAGCAAAACTAAAAGTTTTGAATTATAACTCAAATGATAAGATGAAAGAACTAGATGAAGTTTCTTTCGCTGGATATTGGTCGAGATATAAAGATGATAAAAGGAAAAGTGATGATGATGGATATCCAATGGATGTTTATCTTTACTGGAAGACGGGTAGTAATTCACAGTCAACGCGATTTCAATCAAGAAATTTTGGTGGATCATCTTCTCCATCATGGCAATTGGAACTAAAAGGAGTGTCAGCTGCTCAGGGTCGATGTGGCGGAGGAAGTATAGTAGAAATTTTAAAATCTTTAAACGTATCTTATCCAGGTATTACTAGTGGATGGAATAATAGAACATTGTGGTCTGATTGCAAACCAACAAATAAATCGAAAAAAGATGCTATTAATGATGAACTAATTTCATTATTTAATAAATACTCTGCTCCTAGACCAACTGCAAATTATCCTGGAGATGTGCAAGCCAGATTGGAACTTAGTAACAGAACGCAGTCATATAGATATAGCAAATTAATGGGTCTTCGTTTATTGGATTGTATCTCGACTTCTGGAAAAGCAGATGAGATTATAAAAGCATTATATTGTTATGCTGGATCTCAAACCGATAAATCATCTGTTCATGTTAAGTTGATGGATTAGAAAAGGCATAGTGTCACTTTTTAAACTGTCCACGCTATCGCCAAAAATTTTAAAAATCGTGTATAGTATATAAATGGCAAACATCAAGCAACTCAAGCATTTAGAGCATCTTGAAGATGAGATGCTGAACTACGGCACGGAAGGATGTGAGGCGGCAATTTCTTTCTTGAAAGAATTGAAAAAAATGCTTGGGCATCAGGAGAGTGCTGGGTTTATGCAAACGAAATGGGACGGAGCACCGTCTGTAGTTTGTGGTGTTGATCCTTTATCTGGAGTATTTTTTGTTGGTACAAAATCTGTTTTCAATAAAACAGAACCTAAAATGTGTGCTACTGAACAATCTGTAGATTCTTATTATGATGGAGACCTCGCTGAGAAACTTAAATTTTCTTTGCGATACTTTAGTAAGTTAGGTATAAAAGGAGTTATTCAAGGTGATTTGTTATTTACGGATTCCACCAGAAACACAGAAACAGTAGATGGAGAAAGACTTTATACTTTCAGACCAAATACTATTACTTATGGAATACCAGTTGATCATGAAATAGGAAAAGAAATTGGTAAAGCTAAAATAGGAGTAGTGTTTCATACGCATTACACTGGAAATTCTTTACCTGAAATGCAAGCCCGTGCGGGCGCACCAATCAATACTTTTAATAAAGTTTCTGAAGTAGCAGTAATTGATAATGACACCCCTATGCATCGGGTTGGTTTTTCTAAAACAGAAATGCAAAAGTTTGATAATTACATCACTAAAATAGAACGTATGTCTCAGTTGTGTGGAGATTTTCTCGATGACTTAGTGAGTAACTTTGGCACTACTGGAGATTCTAAGTTTCATATTTCTTCATATCTCAAACAGTTCTTCAATAGCGAAATCAAAAATGCCAGAAGTATTAATAATATCGATGAAGCAATTAATGAATTGATTAATTTTTATCATGAGAAAATGAGCAAAGAACTTGCTAAAATTAAGACAGTAGATAACTTGACCAAGAAACGCACTCTTGTCTATAAGAGTGAAAATTATTTGTTGGATAATGTTTATAAATTTAAAACAATGATTGCATTATATAAAGAGCTTCAGGCAGTCAAGCAAATGGTTATAGATAAATTAGATCATCTTGAAGAGTTTAGAACTTTCGTGCAAACTGATAATGGTTATAAAGTTACGTCTCCTGAAGGATACGTTCTTCACAAAGATGGTAGTATGATTAAGTTTGTCAATCGTCTTGAGTTTGCATACAACAATTTCACCCTACAAAAACAATGGCGTTAGAAGGAAAGGTTTGCTACTTTACTTTTGGTAGATTTCAACCACCAACAACAGGACACAAAGAAAATTTTGACGGCGTAAAAAAAGAAGCTGGGCAGAATGATTATCGCATTTATATATCACAAACTGTAGATACTAAAGGCACTAACCCATTACCTCCTGATATAAAACTTGCTTACATGAATAAAATGTTTCCAGAGCATAAAGGAAAAATATTTTCTGGACCTAAACAACCAGTTGAAATTCTTCAGGATTTAATGCTTGCTGGATATGACGAAGTTGTTTTTTTGGTGGGTTCTGATAGAGTATCTGCAATGCAGTTTCTCCATAAATACAATGGACAGGATTTTTCTTTCAGAAAAATTGATATTAGATCTTCTGGTAGCAGAGATGCTGATGGCGACACATTTGCTGTCTCTGGCACTAAAATGAGAAGAGCTGCATTTGCTGCAGATTTTAAGACTTTTCGTAAAGGTGTTCCTGCTGCTTTAAAAGATGCAGATTGCATGAAGTTGATGAATGAAATTAAAACAAGATTGCCAAAAACATTTAAATAAAATATGAAATCACTGAAAGACATCTTACAACAATCACAACAGAAATCCTACATGCTTGGCAAAGTATTTGCTGAGGGAGATTGGGTTAAGAATTCTGATGGCGAGGTTGGTAAGATTTACAGACGTGGTGTTAACTATGTGATTGCTGTGACTACAGAAGGTAAGATGTTTCGTGCGTGGGTAAAAGATATTATTGAATGCACATCAGATTGTGCTTACTCCACAGAAAAAAAAGGAGAAGCAAAAGATACAATCAAGACATTTATAAATAAGAATAAACGATAGAAAGAAAAATGAAACCATATTTCAATGATGACTTTTCTAAGATGCTGGTGGAAAGAGTGGCAGACAGCATGACTGAGGCGAGTAAAAAGTGCAACCACACAGGCGCTGGCACAAACTGTCCTGTCCATGGAGATGCAGATTGCAATTCTTCAAAACAAAATCGTAAAGAAGAGTTAATGCCAAATGAATTGGTAGGCACTACTTATGAAGTAGTCATGGAAGATGGCGAAGTTATCATCATTGAAAAAATGGATGGCAAGGATGACAATGGATTTAAGTCATGCTGGAAAGGATATAGAAAAGCAGGCACCAAAATGAAGGGTGGCAAAGAAGTTAATAATTGTGTCAAGGCTGGTTACGAAATGGATGGTGAGCAAGAGCTTGATGAAAAGAATGGTTTGTATGCTAACATCCATGCCAAGCGTAGACGTGGGGAAGCACCTGCCAAACCAGGGCACGAAGATTATCCAGCAAAAGATGCTTTCAAGAAAGCAGCAAAGACTGCGAAGAAAGAAGAAGTTGAATATGTAGATGAGAAAAGAGATATGCCTGGCAATCAAGAAAAAATTGATGCCAACAAAAATGGTAAAGTAGATGCCCACGACTTTGCAATTCTACGTGCAAGAAAGGGTAAGAAGACAGTAAAAGAAATGTGGCAACTTGCTGCAGAGGCAAAAGCACAGATTAATATCATGCCTGAGATTGACGACAAAGATCCAGGTAACGTGAAGAAGAAAGAAAAAAAAGCAAAAGAAAGCTGCTAAATAATTTCGCGTCATTTAGGAGATTACTATGTCTGCACTCGTCGCATGGGCCCTTGCTAATCAAGCTTTAATTGCAACAGTATTGTTTGCAGTTTCAGAAGCACTTGGAGCAAGTCCTAAGGTTAAGTCAAATGGTATTCTTTCACTCATCATTCTCCAAGTCCAAGGACAATTGAAGGCAAGAGGTGGTAAAGATCTTACTCCCTGATGTAAAAATACCACATTACATGGGATGCTTAGGCATCCCTTTTTTTATAAATACTCTTTAGATATATAAACCTACGGGAGAAATACGATGCCTCTATGGGGAAAAACAGATAGTGCAGCAGATCAACCAAAGTGGTATACCACTTTGCAAAATATGGATACTGCAGGTAGACAAATTATTTTTATTGATAACGCAGAAGCTTCTTTGGATGTAAACAGAGCGAGAGGTTTCAATGCTCCTGGTTGGTGGGCATACTACACAGTAGAGCAATCAGATGGCACTCTTCGCTATAGAGGACAAGAGCTTCTTTGTGCTATTTCACAGACTGCCGCTGCTGCTGGAGACCAAGCTGATGATGCAGTCGCAGCAGATTCTGCACCAACTGCAATTACTATTTCAGCACAACCAGCAAATGTTACTGGTGCTGCTAATCCATTCACAGGCACCTTCGCGGTTACTGCTGCTGGTGAAGCAACGCTACAGTATCAGTGGCAACGTCAAACACCAACTGGTACAACATGGACAAACCTCAGCAACGCTGGAGTAATCAGCGGTGCTACTACAGCAACTCTTACTCTTACCGCTGCTACTAAAGCAAACTGGAATGGTTACAAATTCCGTGTAAGAATTTCCTCAACTGGAGGTGCTCTAACTATTCTTTCCGATAGTGCTTCCCTTACATATGCATAATTATGTTATTCAATGAATTGAATGAGGATAATTGGTTATTCTTCGCTATAAAAAATTACAATAATCCAGCATCCGTAACGTATGATGATTTTGAAGAGGATTTGAAAAGATTCAAATACATCAAAAGATTACTCAGACGTTACGAGATGCACGGTGAATTGAAAACTCATTTGATTCTAAATCATATAATTGTGTTGTATAATATATTCAATGATGCCGCCACATTACTTTTATTTTTTAAAGTGGAATCTAAGTATTGGGGGACTTTAAAGGCATTCATGAATTATCTAAATAGATTGCCACCTGGCATAGACACCACTGATGTAGACGAGCAATGTCTGAAAAGTCTCAAACTAATTTAAATGAAATGATGGCAGGTGACGGAAGTGGTCTTGCTTTACCACCAGCTTTTGTTTTTGTAAATACTAAAAAGACCCGAGTATTGAATAGAAAAAATAAAGATGAAAAAATTGATGGTCGTAAAAAAAGTGTACGTAAACTTGTAAATAGAATTCTAACCAATAGATCAAAAAGGAAAGGAAAGATGTCTGAAGAAAATCTTAGTGTGATTAGTGAAGCAGAGCAATCTGCCACTGAAAAAGCACAAAAGCAAATCAAACAGCAGAAAACGCTGAAGAGTAGACAGGAGCTTCAGAAGAAGCGTCAGGATGCTAAAGCAAAGATGCAAGATAAAGCACAAGAGATGGATACTCTTGTTAAAGCACGTCTTACAGATTTCAGAAAAAAAGCAGCCGAGAAGCAACAAAAGGCTGCAAAAACTGTACAGAAAAATTCATTCTCTCCTGAAGGTGATGTAATCGCTGAAGCAGGACTTCCAACGGGATACCCATGGCCAGCACACGGAGATGTATTTGCTCAGGCATATAAAATCGCACAAGAAGGCAGTGCGTATGGAAGAGATCCTGAGATTTCATTTACTCAAGTTAGATTCCAAGATGGGCAAGGTGCTCAAATGAGTTTCTTCGATGCACAAAAGATTGTTGCTGCGTATGAAGGTCTCAATGATGAAAACAGAGTTAAGTTTTGTGCTTTGTTAAACATGAATGCAACTACCTATGCTAATGCTTTGCAATTTGCTCAATACAATATTCAATAGGAGAAGTCATGTTTGGAGTTGGTAAAGACATAGAAGTTTTAGAAGCCAAGTTTCAAATATACGAAGATCTCTCCAAGGAGATGCTTGACAAACTTGAGAGAGCAGTGGATAAAATCAGTGAGGGTAACCAAGCAGTTGCCCTCATTCTTGAGCGTCACGAAAATAGATTAGAGCAATCTGATAAAGCAGATGCTGCAATCCTAGAATTAATTAAAGGTATTAATAATAAGTTAG